TGAGTTAAATATGAACATTCTTGAGTCCATTCATCCATTGCTTCTCTAACAATGGACTTAATTTCCTTACGAAACCATTCAGGTAACCTTACAGTCATCTTCCTTGTCCTCTAGACCTCTTTTTAGCATTATTTCTACTAGTTGCAGCATACTTTGTATGATTCCCTTGACCCTGACGGGTCTTTTTGGGTGTAGAATCAATATAATCTGAAGTTCCTAGTAGTCCTTTTTTAACTTTCGCCATAATTACTGATCATAAAGTGGATTTTCTTGTGTTAAGGTATGCCAAGTATCGCAATCTACTTCTTTTTCATCAATATAACAATGAACTTTCCTTTCAACAGACTCATCTGTTGCTTTTACCCTATAATCTACCTTATCTCTATTAGAGAGTATAGTAAGGACCTCAGCAACGAGGTCCCATAATGCATTATTAGATAACTCTTTGCTTTTCATGACCAACTCTGATTCTAGGATCACACCAGATTTCATATCCAGCATCAATTGCATCTAAGCAGAAGGAAACATCTTCCCCACACATATCCTGTACAGCACCAGATTCAAAGACTTGCATCTTAGGAGCAAACCAAGGATACTTCATCTCTGTATTTTCAAATACACCATGTTCAATCATAACCCAACCAAAACCAGTGTAATCAACAGTGAAAGGCTTCTTCCTCTTAGAAATACCATCAACCATCTCATGATTCATAACGCCACCATTACTACGGAAGTCGTCTTCATCTAACCAGTGTGCAACAGAAGTAGTTCTTCCATCTTCAGTAGAATACCATCCAGCAGAGATAGGATGCTTCTTAGATGCATCAACAGAACCATCTTCATTAACTGCTTCAGCAGGGAATGCTACATCGCATAGTTGCCAGAACTTCTCAGATGTGAATACAATATCACTATCAATCCAAAGTTGCCAATCATACTTCAGTTTACCATCCCAGGGAATCTGATCAGGTCCTCTTAATACATTTGCACCTAAACACTTACAACGTGCAAAGTTAACCATAGAAGAGTAATCCTGACTAATCTGAATACTCATTCCATTCTGTACCATATCAAAGCACAGTTGAACAAAGTTCTTTAAAAAGACATAGGAGACTCCTCTACCAGGTAGACAGAATACTATTGTCTTACCCCTCATCCTTGCTTTAATAGCATCAATATCCCATTCAGGTTTTTGATCCTTCTTAATTGCTGAGGGAGATTTTGCCTTTACAGTAAATCCTTTAGCCATGAATTAATTACTCTCCATTTCATCATTATTATATCAGTTTATTTAGTGATTGTCAATAAGATGACTCCTCACCAGCAGTGGGGGTTTCTTCTACTGCAATGTAATCTAAATCTTCCGTTTGATAATCAGTCTTTAGTAAACCAACCATAACATTCAGCATTTCCCATTTCTCTTGAAAATCTTCCAGATCTAGATTATGATAAAGACACTTATTTTTTGCATAGATGTGAAAGACCTTTTCAGTCTCAATTTTTTCTGGGGGATTTTTTATCATGACTTGGTTGACCTCGTCACATTATATATGATCATACCTATAATACCTATACCTAATAATACAGACCCTGGAATGTATGGTGCCATATTCACTAAAGCAACTGCACCAGCACCTACTAAAATAAAGAAAGGAAATTTAATAAAACGCCAAAGAACAACCAATAGACTTCCATTGACTATTAGTCCTGCAAATATGACCCTCCAAAAATTCCAATAGGGGTCATTTTTTACCACTGGAAATTTTTTCATGAGTTTGATTTAATGATCTAGCATGTACCCACTTTTGTAGGTTAGGGATGTTTACTTTTTTTCGTTTAGGGTCGGGCAACGCGCCCCCTTTAGGCATCACTTAGGACTAAACATACTGTCCTATTCACAATACTTAAGAGGGGGAATAACCCCCCACTAAGTATCACTGTGCATTCACAAGTTAGAAGACCACAGCGTTATTAACTGCTGCAAACCCAGATGTTACACTAGCACCACTAGATTGTGCATGGAAACTAATACTATCCTCACCCATATTAGGGGTAGAGATAGTGTTAAGAACCTCTAGAACTTCTGTTGAGGTTTGTGCATCTGCAAGGCGGGTAAGTACGGTAGGCATAATGTTAGTAACTGTGTGTGCTGGTTTGTGTAACTTACAGAATGGTATCTGTGACCTCGGAGATATCATCTAGAACAGCAAGGATTTCATTACCATTGTTTGCATTATCTAGAAGGAATTCTGCAAAGGTTCTTGATACAAACTGTGTGTCAGAGTTAGACATAATTAAGACCAAAATGGTTTGTGTTACATAGTGGTGCTTTTTAAGACTTCCCAGGTCTATAGAATTATACTGTATATTCTACCATCAGAGTGTT